CGTCGCTCGAGCCACTCCATGCTCGAATCGCCGCGTGGCAGCCCAGGGTCCGATCGGAAGAGAAGATCGACCCCGAGAAGGCCAAGCCACCGCTCGTAGCGCTCCGACTCAGCCTCAGTCAGCCTCACATGGGTATTCCCCGGAGGTAGCTGTTCTGAAGCGAGTTGTCGAGTTTGCCAAGCTTGGGCTGTTGTGATAGCAGGAACAACAACACCATCGGCAATCATCGCGCGAGACAGGCGAATGTCGGTTTCCTTGACCGACGCGCCGGCAATACCAAGTCCACCAAGGTGTTCGGGAACACCCCACGGCAAGTTCAACTCCTTGAGAGTCTCCAGGTTCTTCATGATGAAGAGTCGTGACACCTGAGGTCTGAGACATCTCGGAGTAAGCCGCCACAACTCGCGAGAACGGGCACCGATGGTGCGCCCCGTTCCCGGGTTCATGACGCCACTCTTCTTCGTGCCAGGAGCAGCAGCTCGCTGCTGCCCTGACATGAGGCCAAGATTGACGTAGTGGATCAGGCTGAACTTGCGATCCGGAACTGCACGGTCGTTTGCAGTGAATCTGAAGAACGTACTGTTGATGTTCACAAATTCCGTGGAAGAGTAGCACTTTCCAACACTCGGAATGAGTCCCATCACCGTTGAGAGCGTCGACCAGACATGACGACCCCATCGGTTGGCAGGGAACGCAGCATCGTCGCCGTTAACGAGCAAGGGGGCTTCGCGGAGGGTCAGTGACCTTCCCCGCGTAGCCTCCAAGCCGTAGCGGCACGCTGCAGCGTTTGCGACACACAGTACGGGAAACGAAGTAATGGACCCCATCAGTTGTCCAGTCTTCTGACGACGTTTGTCACCATTCGGCATAAGGAAAATGTGCCTGGTGAGCGAACGGATAAAGAGACTTCGTTCCTCTTCACTCAAGCCTGCTTGAGTGGCGATTTCGTCAGCGATTGTCTCGCTGACCCAGGAGTGCAGCTTGTCTGTAGCTGACTCGAAATCGGCAGATTCCCACTTCTCACCTGGCTGGAGCAAGCCAAGGGAAGCGGTCAGGATTTCTTCGCCGACCGGCATGCCGGTCAAAGCGAAGACGGGGTGGCGTTGCAGAACGCCCCACATGTACCGCTGAAGCGCTTTCAGCACATAGTACGTGAGGGGTGGACCTTTGGAGATCACTCTGACCTTCAAGGGTTCTGCAAGCCCGACGGGCTCAACATAGGGCACCTCCTTCAGTGCGGCGATGAGTACTCGATTGTAGAGTAAACCAGCATGTGCTTCGAGATCTGTCGCATCGATCTCGTAAGTCGGCTCGTTTGAGGCTCCGATAGCCTCCTCGTCGTACCTCCGCCTGACGCGCAGCAGACCAGCTTGCGTGCGCAGCCCTGTGAAAAGCTCAACGTGTGAGAGAAGCTCGCCAACGGCACCCAACTCCGAACGCGACCGGTTGTAGTTCGCGGATGTGGATGGAAACAACGGCGCCACTCTGTCTTGAAGACCAAAGAGGCGCGCGCCGGACCAGATCTCTCTGACTGTTCGTCTCAACTCGCGAATTGCTACATCGCGGTTGAGAAGAAAGTCATGAGGGTGAGGGTCAACGTCATCCATCGGAGTGTCAGCCCAGCGCATACCAGCTAGGGAACTGACGGGTGCCTCGTCCAGGCGAGGCGTGGTTAGTGCTACCACAGTCTTCATTTCAGCAGACGCGATCAACTCAGCAGAGGGTCGCGGCATCCCTTTCTTACTGTAAAGGCACGATGCAATGAAGCCGTAGGGGTTGTGCTCGGTACGTCCTGAGCACACGAGACGCGCAAAACGATGCGCGCGTCCACCAAAAAGCACTTGGGGATTGTCGATCACCGCAGCCGGAAAGGGGCGCTGCGGGAGCACTTCCTGCTTGAGTTGGGCAGCCGCGAAAGCGGCGAGCTTATACTTACAAAGCTGTACAGCTGAAGCCTCCGTACCTCCGGATATCGCCAAAAGGCGCATCCAGTGAGTGCGGGTCGGGCCCAGCTTGTATCCCTTCGCCTCAAAACCAAAGAGGACGAAAAGCTCAAGCAGAACAAGAAGACAATGATCGACGAACTCCGTGGGAGAGAGTGCAGCCGCTCGCGCGCGAGCGGCTGCCTTCCTTCCTTGGGAGGGTGTCTGTAAACCGTCAACGGTGCTTTGTTGACGGGGAGGAACCTTCCTACCATGAGGGGACATACGTGGTTCTAAACTGCGTTTTGTTTCGTTCGCCATGTTGATGAATAAATT